CAATATTAGAAGAAGCATATAAACTAGAAGATAAACTTTCCACAAGAGAAATAAAAGATGGAATAAATAATGCAGTAAAAAAAGTAATTGATTACTTAAAAGAGATTAGTGTACCCGTAAAAGATAACATGATAGATCAGATTGCCACTATATCTACTAACAATGATAAAGAATTAGGAAAGCTAATAGCAGATGCTTTCCGATCAGTTGGAGAAACTGGTATAGTAATGATGGAGCCTTCTACATTAGGGGCAACAGAAGTTGAAATGGTTGAAGGAGTAGAATATGAAAAAGGATATGCACATGCTAATTTAATCAATAATAAAGAAAAAAATACAGTAGACTTAGATAATGCTCTAGTTTTAATAATGGATTCAAGGGTAGATTCTATTAGACAAATTCAACCTGTATTAGAATATATAATAAAGGGTAATAAATCTCTATTAATTATAGGAGAAATTGATACCCCTGTACTATCTGCTTTAGTAATGAATAAAATGAAAGGAAATATAAAAATAAATGTTATAGATCCTCCAGCTTATGGATTACGAAGAAGAGAAATATTAAATGATTTAGCTTTACTTACAAAATCTACTATAATCAATGAAGATTTAGGAGATGATTTAAATTCAATTCAAATTGATTACTTAGGTTCATGTAAAAAAACATCTTCCACTAAAGATAAGACTATAATTCAAGTAAATGAAACTGATGAAGAAATAAAAGAAATTATAGAAAAAATCAAAGAAGATCTAAAGAAAAAGAATAAAGCCCATATAACTATTGGTCTTGAAAGAAGATTAGCTAGATTATCAGCTAAAGTAGCAATAGTAAAAGTTGGGGCAAATTCTGATATTGAACTAAAAGAAAAACAAGATAGAGTTGAAGATGCTATTTGTGCTACAAAAGCCGCAATAAAAGAAGGTATCGTTCCTGGTGGTGGAATTGCATTATTAAATGCAGCTGTTAGTATTAAAGAAGATAATGAATCTGAAAAAATATTAACACGAGCTATATTAGCCCCGTTCAAAATAATATTAGAAAATGCTGGATTAACTCCAGTTATTCCTAAAAAAGATGGGGAAGGTATAGATGTGGTTACAGGAAATATGGTAAATATGGTTAAGTCAGGAATTATTGATCCTTTATTAGTTACTAAAAGCGCTTTAGTAAACGCGGCTTCTGTAGCAAGTACTATTTTATCTACTGATTGTGTAATTAATAATATAAGAATTGATGAAAGCACTAGGTAGAAATTTAATTATACAAAAAATAGAAGAAGGTACCACTGAAACTAAAGGTGGGTTACTATTAGCTGAAACACATAAAGAAGATATAAGATATATCAAAGCTAAGATAGTAGATGTTGGAGACGAATTAAATATCTTAAAGAAAGAAGATATTATATTTTATGATAGACACGCGGGTCATAAAATAGAAATAGAAAATAAATCCTATCATGTAATAAAATCACATGATGTAGTTGTTGTTTTATGAAAAAGCCAGAAGCAAGAGATCTGAAAGAAATGCACTTGTTAAAACATTATCGTATAATACGTAAATGGGCTTCCAGGAACAACAACTTAAAAGAAGCAGATTTAGAAGTATTAATATATTTAGACTGTTTAGATTTATTTACTAAAAAAGATTTCGAATTAGGCGTGTATTCTTATAGTTGGGATAATAGAAGATGGAGTAGATTAATAAAAAATGATTGGGTTGTAGTATGGAGAAATCGTAATCGTACAACACAAAAATATAATATCTATAAAGTATCTTTTAAAGGTAAACAATTAATAAGTAAAATCTATCGTATTATGTTAGGTAAAGAAGAAATACCAGTAAGCGAGAGAAGAAATAATATAATAAAAGGGAATTCATATATGGACAAAGTATTAACTAAAGCTATATATAATGTAAATAAAGACAAATATTAAAAACAAAATTATGCACAACACAAAATATGATCCATCAATGGAACAATTAAAACCTGGAAGTAAAGTTGGTATAGTAGGAGAATCTCATATATGGGATGGGCCACTAGATCAAGACGGAAGACCTCATGGGGTAGGTTCTAGCTCAGGAATAACAGGTATGCAAATATTAAAAGCACCAACACCTTTCAAAGGTATTAATGCAGCTTTATGTGCACAGGGTAATAAGTAATTATTAAAAAAATAAAAAATGAGTAAATATACAAAAGCAGTTAAAGTTATCCCTAGTGATACAATTAATATACCTCAACCTGGTATTTTAGATAGTGGAACTAGTACAGCAGGTGCTGGTGCCGGTGAAATAACAGACACAGGCGCAAAATGGACTAGTGCTGAAACAAATCCTCTAGGTTATAATATTAACGCTGGAGATGTTATATACAATACAACAGATACTAAAATAGCTCAAGTAAGTTATGTTGAAGATGATACAACTATTCAAATAAGTACTAATGATTTTCAAGGAGCTACAGATGCTTATCAAATATATCAGGGTAATGTAGGAGCAGATAATGTTTATGATTTATTAGTAGGAGCAGCGCCAGGTGGTGATGTAACTGTAGTAATAGTAGATGGTTCTGAAATTGTAATTCCCCAAGCAGCAATGGCTTTAGGAAGTGTAATAGAACTTGGTGTTATTAGAGTAAAAGCAAGCGCTGCAGCTACAGCGGCTAAATTTGTAGCATTACAATAAAATAAAAAATCATGGCATATACACAAAATAATCCATTAGGGCCTGCTAAAAAAGTAGGATCAACAAAAGATGATTCTAAAGCAGGCGGCAGCAATGCTGGTAAGTATGATGCATCTGAAGGACCATTTTGTGGGCCATCTGGTGGTGCACCAAAAGGAACTTACCCAGTAGGAAGTTTAAAAAGAGCTAAATCCGCACTTAAATTAGCGCACAATGCCCCAAAACCATCTGGAATAAAGTCTTGTGTATATAGACATTTTCCACAACTTAAAAAATAAAAATTATGGGAATACATAAAGGACATTACGGTCATTATACCGGGAATCGCCATGGGGCTGCAAAAAAAGAAGGAGCTGCCCAATGGAATTATAATCAAGCACCTTCTGCGGCATATAGTCAATATGATAATATTCCACAACATTTAAGATATGGAGCAATGACTGCGGCGGCACTAAGTAACAGTGAAGCAGGGTCAAATCCTTATGCTGGAACTGGTATGAGCGGAATAGGATTAGATAGTCAAGGCATGGGTAACCAACAAAATGGGGCAGTAGATCCTGCTAAATTTGGTATAAACACTAATCACTCAAGTGAATTTATTGTTAATCAAAATCAAAGTCAAAATAGTTTTGGTCCTTTAGTCCCGCCTCTAAATCAAAGAGGAGAATCTCAAAAAGAGAAATTTAAAAGGCATGTTAAACCTAATGAAAATTGGTTAGGTTAAAATATAACAGTAAGAGAGCTGTATAAAACTCAACATTAACATTTAACATTTAACATTTAACATTTAAAACAAAAATTATGTCAAAATTCGTAAAAATTAAAGCAATTGATATAGACGGAGGTACAACTAATGGCTCCGATATATTAATCGGGGACGTAGTATATGTAGCTCAAGGAGCAGCAGACGGAACAGGTAGCGCAGATACTTTTAGCGTTATGAGTGGTGCTGGTGCCAGTTATACATTTACAGTTACTGCAAAAGGTTTAGTTTGGGCTAATCAAGTTATTTCAGCTTGTACAGCTAATCCAGGGGGCGTTATGTCAATCGTACAAAATAGTACAGGTGTGAAAATATCTGGAATAGCGATTACATACCTTGCACAACCAACTTCATAACACAAATTATTAAAGTATGAAATCTCAAGGATTTGGTGATACTATTGCTAAATTTACAGAGAAAACGGGAATTAAGACCGTTGTAGATAAAATGTCTGACGGTCTTAATATACCCTGTGGCTGTAAAAATAGACAAGCATGGTTTAATAACAAATTTCCTTACAAAAATAAGTAACATGGCTTTTAAAGTAATTCCTCCTTTTAATTTAGCTCTACTGAATACTTCGATATTCGAAAGAGATATGGGCGACGATCCAGTTATGGCTAGGACCCCTAAAAATGGAGTAATTGTTTTAAATGAAGACCAACAAAATCCTATTGAAAAAACTAAAACAGTAGCTCACGAACTTGTACATTGTCAACAATATTTAGACGAAGTAAGAGATCCTGGAACTGGGTTAGATTATGAAGTGGATGGTGCTGGGAAAGGCAAAGTTACTTATAAAGGGAAGGAATATGATTATTCAGTTATGCAAGCCGGAAAAGGTCCATGGGAAAAGGATGCTTATAAAGCAGAAAAAAACGTTTAAATAATATTAAAAAAACAAAATGAAAAATAAAACAAAAGGCGCTGCTCAAAAAGATGGTGGTGCTGTAAATGAAAAAGATCCAGCTGCGGCTGCAAAACAAATTGAAAAACTTGGTGCTGCAAAAGGTGGTGACAAAAAAGGTGATCAATCAGCAACTCATCTAGATTACGAGGGAAGTCCTAGAATGGGTTATACTCAAAATTTTGGTGCAGCTAGACAAGGTGGCTACGCAAAAGGTGCTGCTAAAGTAAATTCAATAATGAAAGGTGCGGCTCAGAATGAAAGATCAGGGCGATTAAAACCTGATTATTCTAATTATGAAGCACAACTAAAACTTCATGGTATAACTGAGGGACCTCGTGACTATAATAAATATCCAGAAGTATCTACAGATGATGTAAACGAACGAAGTGGAACCCGTTTTCCAGGGGTTAGAGGCGGACTAAGAAATCCTGAAACTTTTATTAAATCTCATCCAAATTTTATTTCTAAGGAAACTTGGGAGAATGCAACAGATGAACAAAAGGATATTAACCAAGGTTAGATATAATGGCTATATCAACAACAGGTTATCTAAAAGATAGTCCAGATATTAATAAACCTCTAAATATTATTCCTGGTAATAAAATTACTATGAAAGGAGTTAATTTTAAAGTATTAGGAACTGACAATAGAGGATACACAAAAGTAATGTATCCTGGGTATGATTATACATTTCCAGGAGCACATTATGTTGTAGAAAAACCCATGGATAATGGCTAAAAAGAAATTTAAAGATACAACTGTTGGGCAATTATTATTTGGTGCGGCTTCTGTTATTAATCCTGCTTTAGGGAATGTATTACAAGGTCTTACTTCTCCTAAAGAAGCATTGTCAGCTATAACTAAATCTGATGTAAGCGCAGAAGATAAAATTAAACTGCAACAAATAATATACGACCAACAAAATAAAGAAATAGAATCTATCACTTCCAGGTGGGAGGCAGATTCAATGTCTGATTCATGGATGTCGAAAAATGTACGGCCACTAGTACTAGTATGGTGTATATGTATATTTTCATTAGCGGGTATTTTAGATAGTGTAGAAAGTATACCTTTTCAAATTAATTCATTATGGAATGATACTTTTGAGAAGGTCATGATGGCTGTCGTTCTTGCCTATTTCGGCGGACGCACAACTGAAAAGGCAACTAGTATGTTTAAAAAATAAATAATAAATTAAATTAAATTAAATCAAATTATGAAAAAACTATTATTAAGTATTTGTATACTTATAAGTATGGCTAGTTATAGCCAAATAAGTAAAGAACTACCAGGAATATGGAAAGGCGAAAGTAGTAGCCATTATGTATTGGTAGTAGTTAACGAAGAAGAAAAACTACAATTTACAAATGTATCCTGGGAAGAAGGAAATATTTTAAAAGAAGAAGTATTAGAAAAAGAAAAGGAACATATTATTACACAAATATACAACCCAGAAAATGACTGGTGGGTATCAATTAAATACACAATGGTAGATGAAAATACTGTTAAATGTGAATTTAGTGGTGATAGTGAGAATGTTTCAATTTATAAACGACAATATATAACAAATTAAAATCAAATCAAATGGCAGAAAAAGTAAACAAAATTACGGAAGAAGAATTAAAAACTATTAAAGGACAACAACAACAAATCCAAAATGTGGTTTTTGATTTAGGCTCAGTAGAAGCAAGAAAAATCGAACTTAGTGATGTATTAAAGCAAGTTAATGCAGCTTTAACTAACACTAAAAAAGAATTAGAAGAAAAGTACGGTCAAGTAAATATTGACCTAAAAGACGGATCTTTTAAAGAAATAGTAGAAGAAGTAGCGACAGAAGAAGTAAAATAGCTATGAACTCTATTATAAGAAAGATAAGTATAGGTGCAGACTATAAAAATGAAGCTATGCATTATTCTCTAGGCCAACAAGTCTATGGGGGTCATGAGATTTCTCACATATTGTTTGATAGCCAAGATCATTCTTATAATGTTCATATAAAAAAAGGAAATGAGGTATTGCCTTGGAAGAAATTTAATTCTAACATGGCAATATCCATTGAATATGATCTGGAATATTAATGAAAGCTTTATATGATTTTATTATAAAACCTTTAGGGGGAACTTATGATAATAAAATTAAAATTAGTGGGAAAGAACTAATATTAAATACCAAAATAGAGAGTTTTAAATTTGTCAATAATTTAGCTGTAGTCGTTGAAATACCTTTAGAGATTGAAACTCCAATTAAAAAAGGTGATATTATTTTAATACATCATAATGTATTTAGAACTTTTTATGATATGAAAGGTATTAAAAAGAAATCTAGATCTTTTTTTAAAGATGATTTATATTTTTGTGCACTTGATCAAGTGTATTTATATAAAAGTAAAAAGAAATGGGAGTCTATTAATGAAAGATGTTTTATTCAACCTTTAAAAAATAATGACACATTAACAACCGAAAAAGAACAAAGACTTATTGGAGTATTAAAAATAGGTAATAGTTCATTAGAAGCGTTAGGAATACACGAAGGGGATATAGTAGGGTATACTCCATATGGAGAATATGACTTTATAGTAAATGAAAAGCGTTTATATTGTATGAAATCAAATGATATTGTTATAAAGTATGGAAACAAAGAAAACCAAACTGAATATAATCCAAGCTGGGCAAATAGCAGTCAAAGAGTTAATCAAAGTTGCTAAAGAACCAATTGTAGATTCTGATAGTGATATATCTGCGGATAGATTAAAGAATGCGGCAGCTACTAAAAAACTAGCTATATTTGATGCTTTTGAAATTTTAAATAGAATCGAAGAAGAAAAGAATGTATTAGACGAAAAACCTAAAGTTAATGAAAAAAAACCAAGTAAATTTAGAGGTTTTGCAGAAGGGAGGTCTAAATAATGTATATACAAACTTTATATAAAATATTACCTAATTATGTTAAGCCTAAAATTCTTAAACAAAAAAATAGGTATAAAAAATGGGAGTATGGGTACAATGAAGACCATGATTTTATAGTTATTAGTAAGACTGGTGAAATTGGTGAAGTATATGAAATACAAAATCTTAAGATAGCTTTACCTAAACCTGTTAAAGACATAACGAAGTTTAGTAATAATACCTGGGAAAAGACTTCTATACCTAAAGTCTTAAATAGAATAAAAACTATATTTGATTGGGAGCAATATCCAGATGATTTTAAAGAAAAATGGTATGATTATATTGATGAAGAATTCAATAGAAGAGAATTAGGTTTTTGGTTTTATAATAAAGATAAACCAACTTATTTAACAGGCACACATTATATGTACTTGCAGTGGAGTAAGATTGATGTTGGTCCACCAGATTTTAGAGAAGCGAATAGATTATTTTTTATATTCTGGGAAGCATGTAAAGCAGATACAAGATGCTACGGGATTTGTTACCTTAAAAATCGTAGGTCAGGATTCTCTTTTATGGGATCTGGAGAAGTAATTAATTTAGCCACTATATCAAGTGATTCCAGGTACGGAATATTATCTAAAACTGGGGCGGATGCTAAAACAATGTTTACTGATAAAGTTGTACCAATTTCAGTTAACTATCCTTTCTTTTTTAAACCGATTCAAGATGGTATGGATCGACCTAAAACAGAATTAGCATATAGAGTACCAGCTTCTAAATTTACTAGAAGAAAGATAGAAATGGGTACTGTTAATGCGGAATTACAAGGATTAGATACGACAATTGATTGGAAAAATACTGGGGATAATAGTTATGATGGGGAAAAATTAAAACTATTAGTACATGATGAATCAGGAAAGTGGGAGAGACCTAACAATATATTAAATAACTGGAGAGTTACAAAAACAACACTAAGATTAGGAAGTAGAATTATTGGAAAATGTATGATGGGTAGTACTTCTAATGCATTAGATAAAGGAGGAGATAATTTTAAAAAATTATATTATGATTCAGACGTTACAAAAAGAAATGCCAATGGACAGACTCGCTCAGGACTCTATAATCTGTTCATTCCTATGGAATGGAATTACGAGGGATACATTGATTCTTATGGATTACCTGTATTCGATACACCGAAAACCAAAACTACTGATGTCCACGGGACAGAAATAAAAATAGGTGTTGTAAATTATTGGCAAAATGAAGTAGATGGTTTAAAAGGAGATCATGATGCTTTAAATGAATTTTATAGACAATTCCCACGCACAGAAGAACACGCGTTTAGGGATGAAGCCCAAAATAGTTTATTTAATTTAGTTAAAATATATGAGCAAATTGATTGGAATTCTGATACTAAAAATAGTGGATTAATAACTCAGGGGAATTTTCATTGGGTTGATGGTGTAAAAGATAGTAAAGTTGTCTTTGCCCCCAATAATAAAGGAAGATTTTTTACTTCTTGGGTGCCACCATATCATTTACAAAATAAAATAGTAAGTAAAAATGGATTTAAATATCCTGGTAATGAACATATAGGGGCTTTTGGGTGTGATCCTTACGATATTTCAGGAACAGTAGACAAAAGAGGCTCAAATGGGTCATTACATGGTTTAACTAAATTTAGTATGGAGAACCATCCTATTAATCATTTTTTCTTAGAATATATAGCCAGACCGCAAACAGCTGAAATATTTTTTGAAGATGTATTAATGGCATGTATATTTTATGGGATGCCTATATTAGCAGAAAATAATAAACCAAGACTTTTATATTATTTTAAAAGAAGAGGATATAGAGGTTACTCTATAAATAGGCCAGATAAAAAATATACTAAATTATCAGTAACAGAAAGAGAAATAGGTGGTATACCTAACTCATCTGAAGATATAAAGCAGGCACATGCAGCGGCGATAGAATCATATATAGAAGACTATATAGGATTAAGGCAAGACGGTACATATGGAGATTTGTACTTTCTAAGAACATTACAAGATTGGGCTAGATTTGATATAAATAATAGAACTTCACATGATGCTTCTATAAGTTCTGGACTTGCTATAATGGCCTGTAATAAACATAAATATAGACCTAACCCTATAATTGATAGAAAAATTTATGATTTAGGGATTAAAAAATACACAAACACCGGAGTAGTTTCAAAAATAATTGAATAAATGAAAATATACACTAATTCTAATAGCGCTTTTCCAAGTCAGGTAGTACCAGATGCCGAAAAAGCTTCAATTGAATATGGTTCCCAAGTAGCATCTGCTATTGAGACAGAGTGGTTTAATCAAGGCAGAACTAATGGTAATAGATATTTAACAAATTGGAATAACTATCATTATTTAAGATTATATGCAAGAGGAGAACAACCTGTACAAAAATATAAAGACGAATTAGCAATTAATGGAGATTTATCATATTTAAATTTAGATTGGAAACCAGTACCAGTTATTTCTAAGTTTGTAGATATAGTTGTAAATGGTATATCTAATAAAGAATATGATATTAAAGCTTATTCTCAAGACCCCCAATCAGTAAAACAAAGAACAGATTATGCTACTGCTATTGCTCAAGATATATATGCTGCAGATCTTATTCAACAAGCTAGAGAAAACTTAGGGGTTGATGTCCAACAGTCCAATTTATCGGCATTAGAATTGCCTCAAACAAAAGAGGAGTTAGAGCTTCATATGCAATTATCTTATAAGCAAGCTATCGAAATTGCCGAAGAAGAGGCTATAACACAAACTTTAGCTCAAAATAAATGGGAGTTAACAAAACGTAGAATAAACCAAGATTTAGTAGTATGTGGAATTGCTTCTTGTAAAACAAATTTTAATAAATCAAATGGAATAACTGTAGACTATGTAGATCCAGCTTATATGATATATTCTTATACAGAAGATCCAAATTTTGAAGATATATATTATGTAGGGGAAGTTAAATCTATTACAATACCTGAACTTAAAAAACAGTTTCCTGGTATTTCTAATGAAGAATTACAAAGAATTCAAGAAATGCCCGGGAATAGGCAATATATAACAGGCTGGGGTAATTATGATAATAATACGGTTCAAATATTATATTTTGAATATAAAACTTACATGAATCAAGTATTTAAATTAAAGCATACAGAAAATGGATTAGATAAAATAATTCAAAAAACTGATGAGTTTAATCCTCCACCAAGTGATAATTATAATAGAGTTTCTAGAAGTATAGAGGTATTATATGAGGGAGTTAAAGTTTTAGGAACAAATACAATGCTTAAATGGGAGCTTGCTGAAAATATGACAAGACCCTTAGCTGATACTACGAAGGTAGAAATGAATTATGGTATATGTGCACCTAGAATGTATAAAGGTAAAATTGAATCTTTAGTAGGTAAGATAACTGGGTTTGCTGATATGATCCAATTAACGCATTTAAAAATGCAACAAGTATTAGCTAGGATGGTTCCAGATGGGGTTTTCTTAGATATGGATGGTTTAGCGGAAGTTGATCTTGGTAATGGTACAAATTATAATCCAGCTGAAGCATTAAATATGTATTTTCAGACTGGTAGTATAGTTGGTAGATCTTTAACCCAAGATGGGGAATTAAATAGAGGCAAAGTCCCTATTCAAGAACTTAAGTCTTCATCAGGAGGTCAAAAATTAGCAGCATTAGTACAAACTTATCAATACTATTTGCAGTTAATAAGAGATGTCACCGGACTTAATGAAGCTAGGGATGGTAGCATGCCAGATAAAGATGCCTTAGTAGGTTTACAAAAAATGGCAGCCAACGCATCTAATATTGCAACTAAGCATATTAATCAAGCTAGCCAATATATTGCTTTAAGAATTTGTGAAAATATTTCTAAAAAATTAGTAGATGTATTAAGTTTCCCTTTAACTCATAATGCATTAATAGAAAGTATATCTTTATTTAATGCGCAGACATTAGCTGAAATATCTAATTTAAGTACACATGATTTTGGTATTTATTTAGAATTAGAGCCTGAAGAAGAAGCACAAGCATTATTAGAACAAAATATTCAAGTAGCTTTACAACAACAGGGTATTGATTTAGAAGACGCTATAGATATAAGGCAAATAAAAAATCTTAAATTAGCTAATCAATTATTAAAGCAAAAACGTAGGCAAAAAATTGAAAGAGATCAAGCCCAACAACAACAATTAATACAGGTCCAAGCAGAGGCTAATACTCGATCACAGCAAGAATTAGCAATGGCTGAGGTTCAAAAACAACAAGCTTTAACTGAACAAAAGGTAAGTATAGAGCAAGCGAAATCTCAATTTGAAATACAACGCATGCAAACAGAACTTGAGGTAAAACAACAATTATTAGCTCAGGAATTTGAATACAATAAACAATTAGCTCAAATTAAAGCTAATGTAGAATTGTCTAAAGAAAAAGATATAGAAGATAGAAAAGACAAAAGAGTAAGAATACAAGGAACTCAACAAAGTGAATTGATTACACAAAGACAAAATGCTGGTCTTCCACAAGATTTTGAGCAAGGTGGAGGGTTAGACATAAATTTAGGTGAATACCAAGAAGATATAAATCAAGGAATTCCATCTAATTAATTATTAATTTTATAATATTATATTATGCCAACAGAAGTAAAACAAGAGGGCGACTTTAAGTTAAAGTCGAAACCCCGAAAACCTAAAAATTTAGGTGAAGAAAAAGAACCTTACAAAGTAAATCTTAATGATCCTGATGCGCAGGGTAAAGTTGTGCCAGATGAGGTTAAAATAAAAGTAAAAACAGAAGATTTAAATAAATTAGGAGATGCCGTTCCAAAGCGAAAAACAACAGGAGTATCTGAGGATACACGAACCGGAAATATACAAGAGGTGGATGAGCCTATACGGTCCAGCGAAGACGTGGAAGTTCAAGAATCCAAAGAGGATGTTAAATCTGAAGAAAACCCCATTCAAGAAATAATTGAAGAGGTTAAGGAAGAAAAGGTAGAAAAACCTGAAGAAAAAATAGTAGAACAACCCATACCGGAACCTGTTCCAGAAGTTGTTTTACCTGAAAATATAGAAAAATTAGTTTCTTTTATGAAAGAAACAGGGGGTAGCGTAGAAGACTATGTAGCATTAAATAAAGATTATTCTAAATTGAATGATACAAGTGTTTTATATGAATATTACTCCAACACAAAACCCCATCTTGATAAAGATGAAATTGCTTTTTTAATAGAAGATAATTTTAATTTTGATGAAGATGTGGATGAAGCAAGAACGATCAAAAAGAAAAAGCTTGCTTTTAAAGAAGAGGTTGCAAAAGCCAAAGGCTATTTAGAAAGTTCTAAAGCAAAATATTACGACGAAATCAAGTTGAGACCCGGCGTAACTCAAGAACAACAAAAAGCCCTAGACTTTTTTGACCGCTACAACGCGCAGCAAGAAATAGCTACTAAACAGCATGAGGATTTTAGATCTAATACTAAAAATCTTTTTTCTAATGAATTCAAAGGTTTTGATTTCAATGTAGGGGAAAAGAAATTTAGATATAAGATTAATGATCCTGGTAAGGTAAGTGATGCTCAAATCGATGTTAACAACTTTGTTTCTAAATTTTTAGATAAAGATGGTAATATGGTCGATGCAAATGGTTATCACAAGGCTATGTATGCTGCAATGAATACTGATAAAATTGCTCATCATTTTTATGAACAAGGGAAGGCCGATGGCATTAAAAATGTTATTGAAACTTCCAAAAACCCATCAACTGACGAACCGAGGCAGGTTGCCGATGGAAACGTTTTTATAGGCGGATTGAAAGTAAAATCGATTAGTGGATTAGATTCAACTAAATTAAAAATAAAAACAAGAAAATTTAACTAATTAAAAATTTTAAATTATGGCTTTAAGTCCTCAATTTGGCTCGATCGTACCGAGTCAATCACAATTGGCGCTTCAAACCAACTATCTTAACTTTGCTGGTGCAGCAGGGGTAAATTTTTCTCAACAATATTTACCTGAGTTATACGAGCAAGAAGTTGAAAGATATGGTAATAGAACTTTATCTGGATTCTTAAGAATGGTTGGCGCAGAAATGCCTATGACAAGTGACCAAGTAGTCTGGTCAGAACAAAATAGACTACATATATCTTACAATAACTGTACATCCGCTTCAGCGGCAGGGACAATTACAATTCCTGTTGCAGCTGGACCTCCGGCTATTGTAAACGTAGTTTCTCCATCTTCAACAATTGTTGTTATGGATGATCTAGGGAATGAATGTAAATGTTTAGTAACTGATAGTAATACTACTACTGGTGTACTTGCAGTACAGCCTTATACTGCTGCTAGTTTAGTTGCTGCAGGTATTGCTGACGGTGCTAGTAACAAAATATTTGTTTACGGTTCTGAATTCAGAAAAGGAACAGGTACTACTGGCGCAGCAGTTGGTGCAAATGCATTGTCTCAAAGTGCTAACCCAATGGTTAGTGTTGATCCTGCATTCACTACATTTACTAATTCACCAATTATCATTAGAAGTAATTATACTGTTAACGGTTCTGACACAGCTCAGATCGGTTGGGTAGAAGTTGCTACTGAAGATGGTACAGGTGGATATTTATGGTTCTTAAAAGCTGAGTCTGAAACAAGACTTAGGTTTGAAGATTACCTAGAAATGTCTGTAGTAGAAGGAGAATTAAACTCCGGTGGTGTTATAGCTAATACCTATAATGGTACTGAAGGTTTATTTGCTGCTATTAATAATGGTGGTAATGTAGAAGTTGGATTCACAGCTGCTGCTGGAATCGATGCTTTTGATGCTATTCTTAAAAACCTTGATACTCAAGGGGCTATTGAAGAAAACATGTTATTCTTGAACAGAAATACTGCTCTTGATTTTGATGATATGTTAGCTTCTATATCTTCGGGTGTAGCAGGCGGAGTAGCTTATGGGTTATTTGAAAATTCAGAAGAAATGGCTTTAAACTTAGGTTTTAGTGGTTTCAGAAGAGGTTCATATGACTTCTATAAAACAGATTGGAAATACTTAAATGACGCTTCTACAA